AGGGCGAGAACGGCGAAGGCGAAGAGGAAGGCACAGCCCCGAAACCAGACCAAACGCTACCTCCGGGCAGCGGCGGTGGAGCGCAGCCGAAACACTGAGCGCGACACTGACACTGAGTAACTGAACGAGAGTCCAATGCCTGACATCAACGGAATCACGCTGGGTATACCAGACGAACTCCGTGCGGCCACTGAAGCCCTCGGCAGCCCACACGATCAGGAGGTTGTGCTGCGTGCACTCTCCTCATTGCTGGTTGAGCGGCTGCGGTTCGCACGTCAGGCTGGACTCTCGTTTGGCGACCTCCGCAACATGTACGCGGTGCTGGGATACGACGAGACGCTCACCACGTCTCGTATCCGCGCACGCTACAATCGCGGTGGCATCGCTGGGCGTATCGTCGATGCGATGCCGAAGGCGACATGGCGTGAGGGGTTCGAGATTTACGAAGACGAGAACCCAGACGTGGAAACGCCGTTTGAACTCGCCATCAAGACTCTCGATGACCGGCTGAGTCTGGCCGCGAAGTTCCACAAGACCGATATCCTGGCGGGACTGAGCACCTTCTCGGTCCTTCTGATCGGCGTGGGTGACGGCGCACTGGACCAGCCGCTGCCCAAGGGGAATGGCACGCCGGACAATGTCATCTTCCTCCAGCCCTTCTCGGGCGGTGGCGGGCAAGTCAACACCTCATATCGCCACAAGACGGTAGCGGATGACGCGGATGCACGTGTGGACACGTACATCGAGGACCCAAAGGACCCTCGGTTTGGCCAGCCAGCGACCTACCAGATCCGTCGCACGTATACGACCGACATCACGCTGGCGCGGACGGTCCACTGGTCGCGTGTCCTCCACGTCGCGCACCAGACGCTGGACGACAACGTGTACGGCTCTCCCACCCTCGAACGCGTGTGGAATCTCTTGGACGATCTGGACAAGGTCACGGGTGGCGGTGCCGAGGCGTTCTGGCTTCGCGCAAACCAGGGCACCGCGTTGAAGGTCGATGCGGATGCGAAACTGAGTCCAGAGGAGAAGACCGAACTGGAACAGAAGGTCGAAGAGTATGCGAACCAGATGCGCCGCTTCATGGTCATGCGCAAGGCGGAATTGCAGTCCATGGGCTCGGATGTCGCGAACTTCTCCAACCCAGCGGACGCCATCCTGACCCAGATCGCGGGCGCCACGGGCATTCCCAAGCGCATTCTGACCGGTAGCGAGATGGGCGAACTCGCCTCATCCCAGGACCGCGAGAACTGGCGCGACCAGGTGCGTGGGCGACAGACCCGTGAGGCGGGTCCGTACATCGTCAAGCCGTTCATCCAGCGCCTGATTGACTACAACTACCTCCCAGCCGTCAAGAAGGGGAACATCTGGCAGATTGAGTGGCCCAACATCGAGGCGATGACCGAGACGGAGAAGGCAGACGGCGCGAACAAGTGGGCCACCGCGAACAAGACCCAGGGCACCGTCGTCTTCACTGATGATGAAATTCGTGAGCACTGGTATGGGATGGAGCCGTTGACGCCCGACCAGAAGGTCCCGATTGCGGCTCCGGAGAAGATCACCGCCACGACTGAGCCTGCCCAGGATAACACACCACCTCTGGATGCTGCGCCCGTCTTGTTGAAAGCGGCGGGAGACGTGGCGGGCCACGAGTTCCACGGCAATCAATACTCCGGCTCGGACGCCATCGTGAAGAAGTCTCTGGATGAGCCTGGCGAGCATCACGTGACGTTCCCGGATGGCCGGCAATACGCCATCTACCGTGATGCATCGAGTTCCATCAAGGGCTGGGAGACGGTGGGACTGGAGAATAGCTCGGCAGGCGGTGCCGCGTTCAACAAGAAGGAGATGCTGGACCACCTCGGGAAACTCAACGAGAACCGACCGTATGTGGACAAGCACTCTGGCTACAAGTCGGGCAAGACGGTCAAGGAACATCTGGACTCGATTCGGGCGCACACCAAGTATCGCACCGCAGAGACGGCGGAGGATGTGGCCCTTCTCCAAGCCCTGACTGCCGCCATCGAGTCGAACAACGTCGAAGTCATTGACCGGATTCTCGGCACCAAGCACCCATTGGACCTTCGTTCCCAGAACGACGTGTGATGCTCGACTTCCCATTGCCCTCGGATCGTGCGGCGCGACTCGTGGTGGCGTATCTCCGCACCCTCGCGGTTACCACCCGGGACAATCGCCCCGTCCACAAGGCCGCAGACTCCCGGTATAAGCCCTTCCTGGTCGCAGTCCAGTATGCGTTCAACAAAGGGCGCAAGGCGGTGAAGGGCAAGTCAGTCAAGACGGCTCCGGACGCGGGCGCCACTGCCGTTCGCAAAGCCCTCTTGGACGTGTTACCCTCGGAACTGTTGAAGGCAGTGGGTGCCGGTGGGACGGCTGGCGCGGCGGAATTGACCAAGACGTTGCGTCATGCGTCCTTCCGGACGGCAGCGGACCCGCTGGTCAAGAAGATTGGGCCCATCACCATGCGCTTCGACATCAAGAGTCCAGAGGCGATCAAGTGGGCAAAGGAACACGCCGCAGACCTCGCGAAAGGCATCAGTAGCACCACACGGGATGATATCGCAGCGGCCATCGAGCGGTCACTGGAGTCTGGGGACGACCCATTCGAGGATATCGCGGATGCGGTTGGCAGTGATGCTCGTGCGCAACTCATAGCTCGCACGGAGACGATGGCCGCTGCGAACGAAGGCCAGCGCCAGTCCTGGGACCAGGCGGTTGAGGATGGACTCCTCCCGTCTGATGCGCAGGTCGGCTGGATTGCCACCTCGGGTTGTTGCGACGAGTGCGATGACCTCGATGGGGAGACGCGCGATCTGGATGGCGAGTATCCAGACCCAGGCGGAGACGGTCCACCACTCCATCCCAATTGCCGTTGTACGGAAGGGATTGTCGCATGAGGCACGTTCGCGGCGCATCCAATCCCGAGGGTATCAATCAGTACACCGCTGGCGGCTCGGCACGCTTCGACGGGAAGTCAGCGGATGGGAAGGTCGAAGGTAGTATGGACGTGAAGATTGTGGACCCGCATTCCAACGCCCACAAGGTCACGGACACCACGAAGACGGGTAAGCGGGTCCGGATGTACGAGGGTGGGAACATCCATATCCCCACGGCCACGGTCCAGAACGCGCGTGGTACGACATTCGAGGCGTATCACCATACGCTCAGTCCGCTCAAGGGTGCCCAGATGCAGACAGAACTTCGCACGCTCCACTTCCGGACGAACGGTGCGCCCCTCCGGACCATCACCCACGAAGGTCGTGAGCACCTCGTCATCCCATGCGTGGCGTTGCGCGAGGGCGTGATTCACGCCGTCAACGCGGATGTGCCTGAGTTCGTCTCTGCGAAACGACTGGCCGCAGCCGCGTCCACCTGGAATGGACGCCCACTCGTCATCGGCCACCCGGTTCGCAATGGCCGCCAGATCAGTGCGAATGAGCCGGAGGTGCTGGCCGCGCAAGGCTTCGGCGTGATCTACGCGTCAGCGATGAACGGCGAGAATCTGGGAATGGAAGCCTGGGTGGATGTCACCAAGCTGGAAGCCCTCGGGCAACACGGTCTCCTGGCGGACCTTCGCGCAGGGAAGACGACGGAACTGAGCGTGGGCGCGTTCGTCAAGACGCTGGCGCGGCAAGGCATTCATCGAGGCAAGCGATACCTGGCGGAGTGGACCGACATCGTTGGGGACCACCTCGCGTTCCTTCCGAATGCGAAGGGCGCATGCAGTATCGAGATGGGCTGTGGAACCCATCGGATGGCGGAAGCCGCAGAGGAAGAACTGCGTGGCGCTTCGAATCCCGAGGGTATCAATCAGTACACGGGTGGCGGTGGATCCAAGGACTCCAAGGACTCCAAGGACTCTAGGAAAGGGCCACACGCTGTCGGCTCCAAAGTCAAAGGGTCGATGGTAGGTCACATCCGATATGGAATGACTGGCACCGTCAAAGAGCCTCTCAAGAATGACCACTACAGGGTAGACTTCGGACATTCAGGCGGAGCCGAACTTATCCATAAGTCACAGATTCGTGGAGCAGAAGGACAATCCATGACCAAGTCACATCGTGCCGCCCGCGACATCCCACAGTCCCAACGTGACAAACTCAAAGATTCAGACTTTGCCGGGCCAGGCACCTCGTTTCCCATTGTGAAGCCGGCAGACGTGTCCGCTGCCGCCCATCTCATTGGGAAGGCGAAGAACCCAGACGCGGTCAAGGCGCGCATCATCGCGATTGCCCAGCGCAAAGGGAAGTCATTCACGGACAAGTTGCCCGAGGCGTGGGTCAAGGCCGCAGCCGCGTTCGACACGCCAGCCCAAGCCGCAAGCGAAGAAGCCGCTGAGCTCATCACGTATCAGACGATGCGCGATCTGATGGACGCCGTGGGCAAGCAGTGGGACAGCGCCTCGGGGCTGGTCGATGACCTCGTCGCAGCGGAGCAAGAAGACGCGGCCACCGAGACGCCTGCGGAAGAAGAAGCCGAGGAGGAGACTGAGTGCTCCCAGATGGAGTCACTGGCGGTCCTCTGTGGGTCGATGGCCGCTGCGCTGATGCAAGTCCAGAGTCTCTGTTGGAAGGAACTGGCGCCAGACCCGGCCTACCCTCCGCGCTACATGGAAGAGGGTGGTGAGCCGAAGACGCTGGTTGGGAAGACCATCAGCAAGAACACGATGAAGTCCATCCAGGGAATGCACGATGCCGCCCACGCGGCCCACGACCATTCCACCGCCCTCGGTGCGCAGTGCAATGGGATGCGGCTCATGGCGGCTGCGAAGATGGAAGACTGTCCTACCTGCGATGGCTCGGGCGAGGTCGATGGGAACCCGTGCGAGACATGCGAGGGCGAGGGCGAAGTGCCGATCAAGGCGGCAGAGGCGAACGACAATCACGATGGGGCGGTTCCCATCATTGAAGAAGGAGATACGTACATGACGAAGGACGAGAGGAACGCAACCATCAAAGCCCTTGCCGCGTGCGATTGCAGCGGATTCAAGGGTGACGCTGCAACGCTGGAGACGCTGACCGATGCGCGGTTGGAAGCCCTCCAGGCCGCAACCAAGCAGCGCGAAGACGCGGTGAAGACGGCGGAGACCGCGACCAAGGAAGCCACCGATCTCAAGGCAGCGGCAGCGGCAGTGAAGCCGGTGGAGCCCAAGGTCCTGACGGTCGAAGAGTTCATGGCCGTGGCGCCAGCTGAACTCAAGACCCTCATCGAGACGAAGAAGGCGGAAGACGCGACGGCCACGGCCACGTTGGTCGCCCAGCTCAAGACGGCGCAGACCGCGTACACCGAGGACGAACTGAAAGCCCTCGACCTGGTGCACCTGCGCAAGCTGGCGTCCATCGCGAAGATCGATGCGCCGGCACCGGTCTTCACTGGCCTGAGCTTCCCGCGTGCGGCGGCACCGCCCGTCGATCATACCATCCCGCCTGATCCCTACGCACCTGGGCTCAAGGCACTGGCGGAGCAGCGCAAGCACTAACTGACGGACCGAGCATTCCCGTCTTTCACCGAAGTCGATCAACAGAGGAGTAGGAACTATGGCAATCACGAGGCTCGATCCTAACAAGATCCACCTCGGTGGAGGCAAGGTCGATATCAACGACCTTGCGGCTTCCGAGGCGATCACGCCCGGTCATCTCATCGACCGGTTCAACAACGCGGGAATCATCCGGTTCCGCAAGCACAACACGGCGTCAGTTGTCACCGCACCCATCTTCGCGGAAGGCCACTTCATGGCCAACAAGGGCGTGGATGACGCCTACGCAGTGAACGATCTCGTGGAGGCGTTTGTCGGCCAGTCCGGCACCTACGTCTGGGCATTCATCAACAGCGGTCAGACCGTGGTCGCTGGCAACAAGCTGGAGTCGGCGGGTGACGGCACCCTCAAGGTCGGAACCACTGCTCCCATCGCATCGGCGCTGGAGAACAAGACCGCCTCTGCTCTCACTCGGGTTCGCGTGGAGGTGCTCTAATGGAGATCCGCTACTTGATGGAAGGTGGAGCAGCGAAGTCTCCTCTGGGCGACCTGGTGGGACGGGCGCTGGCGGAGACGGGTGGATGGTCGGTGCCAGCCATGCGAGCACCGGGCATCCGATTGCTGGAACAGGCCCAGAACGACCCACTGTTCCGGGCGCTGGCCCCGTTGCAGGAGAAGGCGCAGGTTCTGATTGACCAGGAAGTCGTCCAGGTCGGTCTCCAGCGTCTGACTATCGTCAAGGAGATCATGGCCGCTGGCCTGACCTACAACTTGACGGACCCGCTCAGCGTGACCCAGCTGGAGTGGTACAGTTCGAACAAGGTGGGAGCGGCTCAGCGGACCATGAACCCCAACGCACGGGGTGAGAACAAGATGGTCTCGATGCTCCCCTCGCGTCTGCCGGTCTACTTGACCACGGACACGTTCGAACTGGACATCAGGACGCTCAAGATGTCACAGCGGGTGGGCATGCCGCTGGACGTCACGCTCGCGGGTCAGTGCACTCGGTCGGTCAACGAGGCCATCGAGGACGCTATGATCTACGGCGCGACCACCCTCGATGGACAGCAGCTGTACGACTCCGGGTATACCGCCTACGGTCTACTCACTGCGCCGAACGCGAATGTGCAGACACTGACGGCGGCAGCGTGGAACGGCACGACGCCCAACGGCGCCACGGTCTTCAACGAGACCGAGGCGATGATTGGGAAGCTTCAGGGTGACTTGAAGTTCGGACCGTACCACATGTTCACGGGAACGACCGTTGGCAACGTGCTGGACGGCGACTACAACACCGTGAACAACGCGCAGGGGCTGACGACTCGCGACCGACTGCTGCGCATTCCTACGCTCCAGGGCGTGTCGTCGGCGGACATGATGCCAGCGACC